TAACTGTTGATCAAGTCAACCATCCAGCACACTATACAACAGACCCATCTGGAGTTGAGTGTATTCAGATTACTCGTCATCGTAACTTTAATATAGGCAATGCCTTTAAATATCTTTGGAGAGCAGGGCTTAAAGATGAGTCAAAGACTATTCAAGATTTAGAGAAAGCAATCTTCTATATCAAAGATGAAATTAATAGATTAGAGGGTAAATATGTCAACTGAAGATGATTTGATTAAACATCTTGATCAAGTAAATGTTGTTGTTAGTGAATACCTAAAAGGCAACGACCCCACTGTTATTTCAAAAGAATTAGACATTCCACGAACTCGTGTTGTTTCTTTAATCAATGAGTGGAAAGTTATGGCATCTGCTAATGATGCTATTCGTGCTCGTGCTAAAGAAGCGTTGGCTGCAATGGATGCACACTATGCAAGACTAATTGGAAAATCTTACGAAGTTATTGATGAGGCATCTATGACTAATAATCTTAGTGCAAAGACTGCTGCTATTAAACTAGTTATGGACATTGAGTCAAAGCGTATTGATATGCTCCAGAAGGCTGGACTTCTTGAAAATAAAGAACTTGCTGAAGAGATGGTCGAAGTTGAGCGTCGTCAAGAAGTTCTTGTTGGAATTCTTAGAGATGTTGCTTCAGAGTATCCAGAAGTTCGTGACACCATTATGCAAAGACTATCCTCTATTGCAAAAGAGGGAGAAGTGATTACAGTTGTCCACGATGTTCAATGAGTTTCTTGAAGTACTAAAAGAAAACCATTTTATTGAAAAACCTGTAGACGCAAAAACTTTTGTTGAGTCTCCAGACTATCTTGGGCAGCCACAACTATCTGATATTCAGTATCAGATCGTAGAGGCTATGAGTCAAATCTACCGCAAAGAAGATCTTGAAGAACTTTATGGTTCCGTTGAGGGAGCAAAATACTTTGATAAATATACAAAGAATGAGATTATTCTCCAACTTGGCAAGGGATCTGGAAAAGACTTCGTATCAACTGTAGCCTGTGCATATACAGTGTATAAACTACTGTGTCTTAAAGACCCTGCTGTTTATTATGGTAAGCCTGCAGGTGATGCTATTGATATTATTAACGTTGCTATTAACGCACAACAGGCAAAAAATGTTTTCTTTAAAGGTTTTAAATCAAAGATTGAAAGATCCCCTTGGTTTGCTGGAAAGTATAATGCAAAGGCAGACTCAATTGATTTTGATAAGTCTGTAACTGTTTACTCTGGTCACTCTGAACGTGAATCTCACGAGGGTTTGAACCTTTTCATGGCAGTACTTGATGAGATTTCTGGTTTTGCATCAGAGGTTGGAACAGGTAATGAACAGGGAAAGACTGCTGAAAATATCTATAAAGCATTTCGTGGTACTGTAGATTCTCGTTTTCCTGATCTTGGCAAGGTTGTTTTGCTTTCATTCCCCCGTTATCAGGGTGACTTTATTTCACAAAAATATGAATCAGTAATTGCTGAAAAAGAAACTGTAGAGCGTAAGCACACCTTTATTATGAATCCAGATTTGCCACATGAGGATCCAGGAAATAGGTTTGAAATTTCTTGGGATGAAGACACAATACTTTCTTATAAAATTCCAAGAGTGTTGGCATTTAAACGACCAACCTGGGAAGTAAATCCTACCCGCCAAATTGATGACTTTAAGATTGCATTTTACACAGACCTTGCAGATGCCATGATGCGTTTTGCATGTATGCCCACCTATGCTTCTGATGCTTTCTTTAAAGACAGAACCAAACTAGAAAAGGTTATGACACTTCGTAATCCATTAGATCAGTTTAGAAGGTTTGATGAGGCCTTTAAGCCAGACCCAGACAAGGTTTACTATATTCACGCCGACCTTGCACAAAAGCATGATAAGTGTGCAGTAGCAATTTCTCACGTAGACAAGTGGGTAAACATTCAGGTTATTAAAGACTATGAACAAGTGGCTCCAATGGTAGTAGTAGATGCTGTTGCTTGGTGGGAACCAAGGGCAGAAGGCCCAGTTAACCTATCTGATGTAAAGAATTGGATTATTAATCTTCGCAGAGAAGGCTTTAACATTGGAATGGTTTCCTTTGACCGTTGGCAGTCATTTGATATTCAGAATGAACTACAGGCAGTGGGAATTAGAACTGAAACTGTTTCTGTTGCAAAAAAACACTATGAAGATTTAGCAATGATGATTTATGAAGAGCGTGTAGCAATTCCTATGATTCCAATCTTGCTAGAAGAAATGTCTGAGTTGAAGATTATGAAAGGTAATCGTGTAGATCACCCTAGAAAGAAATCTAAAGACTTAGCAGATGCTTTGGCTGGCTCAGTATTTGGGGCTATATCCCATACCCCAAAGACTACTAATACAGTCATTGAAGTACACACTTGGTCTTCGTCTTCTGCTCAACTTGCAGAGAAACGTAGATCTATGGTAGAATTAGAACCTAAGCAAATGACGGACGATGTTCGTGATTTCTTAGACAAATTCAATCTAATATAGCATTTCTAGCCCCAAGGCTGGAATAAAACAAACAAGGAGAAAGATGAATTCATTTAAGAAAATTGCCCTAGGACTCGCTGCAGCAATGTCCTTTGGCGTTATGTCAGCACTTCCGACAAGTGCTGCTGTAATTGCACCAGCACTAACGATTGACTCTGCTACAGATACAATCACTGCAGGTGAGACTGCTACAGCAGTAGTAACATTGTCATTTATTTCAGAAACAGCAGCAGACACAGCAACGGTGCTATCTGCTATTTTTGCACAGCCATCAGGCTCATCAAAGAGTGCAACACTCTCATTGCTTGAAACAACAACCTCTGTAGTTACAATTGCAGCAGGAAGCCTTTCAGCAGATGTTAACTCAACAGTTGGAACACCAGGATATGTAACTGCAAAGTTTACAGTTTCATTGGTAGCACCAACAGTTGCGGGTACATACGAAGCACGTATTCTTACAACTCGTCCAGCAACAGGTCCATCAGTTGCGTGGACAGTAACAGTTAAAGCAGCAGATGTTACACCTTCTGCAGCAACAACAACATCAATTCTTAACTCTGGCGAAGTAACAACTGCAACAGCAGATGCCACAGTTTATGCACCAAAGGCTACTTCAGCAGATGCAGCAGCGGTAATCGTTGTTACACCTAAGAATGCAGCAGGCGGAGCAGCAACTGAGTCAATTCTTGCAACAGTTTCAGGAACAGGTATGATTGGTTATGGCACAAATGCTACAACTATGACTGCTCTTGGTCGCTCAGTAGTTATTCCAACAGGAAATTACATTGGTGTATTTGCTGACGGTACAGCAGGAGTATCAACAATTACTCTTACAACCCTTACAGGTGCAGTCCTTGCAACTGAGAAGGTAACATTCTACGGAGATATCGCATCTATCGTAGCAACAGTAGTCAAGCCTGTTATTGCAACAGGATCAAATGCTTCAACAATTAAGGCAGTGGCATATGATGCTGCTGGAGTAACAGTTGGAGCAGGAACACTCAATGCTTTCTCAAGCGATGTTTCAGTGGTATCCGATTCAGGAACTGCAGCAACAATCGTAAATGGTGAAGCAGTGTTTACTCTTACAGGAGTAAAGACAGGCGGAGTCGCTGTAACTGTTAAGTCAGGTACAGTATCATCTGCTCCAGTTGCTACTCGTGTAGAGGGAACTGCAGCAACTGTTAAGTTGTCATTTGATAAGGAAGTTTATCTTCCAGGAGAAGCAGCAACTATCACAGTTCAGGTTCTTGATGCAGCAGGTCTTCCAGTATCTGGAAAGACACACGCTAACCTATTTGCTACAGGTGGAATTGTTCCTAACTATGCATTTGGATCATCATCTGATGTACTAACTGCAACATCAGTTACAACAGATACAGCAACTGCTAAGTCATACAAGGTATTTATGCCTTTGGCTGAAAACGTTGTTAAGATCTCAGCAACAGGTGGAACTTCACTTCCACTTGCTGGACAGGTTGTAGTAACAGCATCAGCAGAAGTTTCTAACGCAGCAACAAAGGCTGCTACAAAGGCTTCTGAAGAGGCAGCAAAGGCAGCCCAGGCTGCTACAGATGCAGCGATTGCTGCTTCAAAGGCTGCAGATGCTGCTACAGTACAGGCACAGGCTGCAGTTGATGCAGTTGCTAAGTTGTCTGCAGATGTATCTGCACTAATTGCTTCACTTAAGAAGCAAATCACAGCACTAACCGCTTTGGTCGTAAAGATCCAAAAAAAGGTTAAGGCTTAATTAGTCCAACAATTAAGGGGGTTAGCCAAGCGCTAGCCCTCTTTTTTGTACCTAAAAAATGATATAATAGCCTTAATAGTCATATCACCA